TGAATTTCCACGCCTTGCATCTTCCAAAATTTGCGTATTGAAATTTTTAAGCGTTCCACATTTTAAACCAGAATCAATTAAGAATTTTTCTATCATATCATATAAATTTTAGATAGATACTTTTCATTTGCTGTTTGAGTTTTTTTTGTACACAAAGCATTTAACTTAGTTACTGCCGTATTCCAAACTTTTATAAATTGCAAATCAGAATTAATCGTGAATTCCTTAACTATTGCCGTTTCGCCAGTTTGTGAGCCTGTTGTACTTTTTTTATTTTCACAAAATGCACAAAAAACAAAATAAGGCAATAACAACGTCAAATCGTCAACATCTCCAGTGTACGCAATTGCTTCAATGACGAAATCATTAATGGCTGTCAGCTCATCGTTATAGCTTTCGTCAATTCCAAGTATTTGAAGTGGATATGTTGTAAAATTTTCGTACGTCATTTCCTTATTTTTGTTTAGTTATTTTTTTGCTTTTAGCTTTTCTACTACCTCTTCAAGTTCGATTACTATTTCTTCATCAACTTCCAAACTTTTTGCAATGCCTTTGTTAATTAATCTATCTGCATACTCCATATCAATATCAAGTACTTGACCAACGATTAAAAGTTTGTGAGGTTTTAAAATCTCAATTCTCATTACTATGCTACTGTTAAATCAACAATAGTTGCTGCAATTGAATCGTAGATAGTTGTTACGATGTCAGTTCCACGAATTACCATACCTTCGTTAAGGTATTCAGCTAAAATACTGATTTGGTTTTTCTTGAAGTTATCGCCCGAAACACCACGTCCATTCAACTCGTCCGAACCTACCCAAAGACCATCGTTATAAAAACGAACTGACATTTGGTCAACCCAACCGAAAATCTTATCAGATGTGTATGTTGCATCTGCGATAAAGTTCTCGATTACTAAATCCGGGTAAGAAATCTTTGAAAGTTTATTAAGATTTGCATCTTTCAACAAGTTCAAAGATTTTTGTTGCTCGCTTGAAATTGCAATGTAAATAATTTTCCCTTGTGCATATTGGCGCAATTGCCAGTAAGCGACTTCGATAACATCCGAAATGTTAGGGGATGCTGTTTTTGCAGTAGTAACAATTGGATTGTTAGCAGTTGCCAAAACGGCTGCAACTTGTAAAGCGATTTTTTCCTCAATATCGCCTTTCAAATCATCTTCATAAAGCGACTGAACACCGTTAATAGCTTTCAACAATTGAACTGGAACGGTAACACCTTGTGCTAATGTTGACAAAGCTAGCGTACTATTAGCGGTTGTGTTTGTTTTGAACGGTTTGTCGTTACCAATTGCCACGATTGCAGCAACATTCGCACCTCTAGCACCCTCTGTCCAGATGATTTGGTTAGTACCTTCAGCCTGTGTCATTTCTTTAAGACCTGCCAACATCCCAGAATTACGCAATTTTTGAGAGAAACTAAATTCTTCCTCAACTGTTTTAGTAAACGTTCCGTTATTTGCATTGTAAACTTTAAGTTTACCACCGTTTTTAATCAAAGCATCAAAATTGTGATTCTTTGGTTTCGCTAATCCAGAACCTAAATTCTTTTGTTTAACCTCAAAATTTCTGATTGCAACATTTACGGCTGCCACTTTAGCATCTGTAATTTTGTTGCTCACTTTTGACTTTTCGGCATTGTCCTTGATTTTTTCGGCAATGTCAGTCATTTTCTGCAATAACTCGTTAGTTGCTCCACTGTCTGCGGCATCGTCAGGATTTGCACCTGTAGCATCGATTGCAGCTTTTAAGGCATCAATTTCTGCCTGTAATTCTGGTGGGATTTCTCCGCCACCTTGCGTTAATGCTGTCATTGTTAACGCCAACAAATTTAAAAGAATCTCTTTCATTTTTTTAATTGGTTTTTAAAATTAGTAAACTTAATAAATGCGTTGACGTTCAACGCTTTTTTCTTTTCTATATAGTTTTTATAGATGTCTGTTTGTTTGGTTTTTGCCTTGTTAATTACTGCGAATGAATTTAATCCGATAAAACCTAAATTTAAAATAGCTTCGTCAGATGTTAACCACCATTCATTTGAAATTAGATTAGTTAATTCTTCAATTGGCTTTTTTGTCCGTGCAGCTAAATTTTTAAGCAAAATATCGTTTTCGATTTTGTCCAGCATTTCCGCTTGATTTCTCATTTCAATTGCAGTGCCATTTAGTCCGCTCGATGGTTTATGATTCATTACCATCGCACCCTTAGCAATATTAACTATATCATTTTCATCAAACAACAAATTTGCAGCACTAGCACAAATACCTAAAATGTTGAACGTTTTCTTTGCAGCTAAATTTTTAATGATAGCCCTAATTGCTACGGCTGCAAAAACTTCACCACCATAGCAATCTATGTTAACTATTAATTCATCACCAGAACCTAGTGAGCTAATTTCATTTTTGACATACAAAGGGGAAATTTCCCCCACGTTTTCAATCGTTGAAACAATATCACCAAATATGTTTAACTCTTTTATCATAGCTTAAAAATTACTTTGTTGCGGTGCATTTACTGCCTCACTAACTCCTATGTTAACGCCTTGCAATATTAATTGAGCCTGTTCTTTTGTTATTTGTGGAAATGAATTAATTATTATGTTAATAGCTGCATCTTTAGTAATTAAACCACCAGAAACACTCGCTAAAATTTCGAGTAAGCTAGATATTTGAGCCCCATTTAATGAAACTACTTCAGCTAAATCAATTCCTTTGCCATCCTCTGCAATGGTTTCATAATCAATTTCAAACTTCAATTCATTTTTAGAAAAATTGCAAAAATACTCACAATACTTTGAATGATTTTCATACAACATTATGTTAGCTTCCTCGTAGTTTGCGAACGTTTGACCAGCCGATGGTAGTAATACATAAGGTACGCCCAACTTACTGCAGACATATTCCTCACAAAGTTTTTTCGTATTTCTTGTTGGAAAATTAAGAAATTAGTTTGTTCATCCGTTGCAACTCCATGCCCTTCGGATATGCTTTTTTCCATCGCCTTTTTATCAGACTCCGTTAATTTTGCAGCCATTGGCATCCCAGCAGCTGATTTTGGACTAACTACATTAATGAAACCACTTTTATAAAGCCCATTTTTTTGGCAACTCAATGAAATGTTATACAGCCGTTGGTACGGCTTACACTTGTTAAATATAGATAACTCACCACAAAATACATTGGGTTCGTCAAATTCAAACACTTCAGCATTTGGGTAGCCATGAATCGTTATCTTATCAACATTCTTTGTATAATTATTTGCCGAAATATAAAACACTTGCCCGTCAATTTTTGCAAATATGGTATAGCCCAGCGTAACATAATCGTTAAATATTGCTGTTGAGTACTTTTGAAGTAATTTAATAAATTGAATGTATTGCAAATTCGTAGCATTGATTGTGTCAATTGGTCGCCACGCTGTACCATTTAATAAATCAGTGCGATAATCTTTAATTTGTGAAAATAGATTGAACTCATCAATAGTAAACCCTAACCCCATACGGTCATAAGAACCTATTAAGTTGTTTGAACGTCCGAGTTTGGACTGGTTCGCTTTTGTTTTATTTCCAAATGTAAAATTGAATATCGCCATTGTTGTTTTGTTTTCGGTGCAAATATAATACTATTTTTTAAATAACACACTATTTGTCAAAATAATATTTTCAACTCGTTATAGAGCATGATATAAGCCATGATTGCGTTATTCAAACAATCTATATTGTCATCATGGTCACAATCAATTTTGAAAGTGTATATCTGATTTGAAAATGTTCTATTTTGCAAAGTGTCGAGTATCATTAACTTTTGAGTTATCACATCAAAATTAGACATTATACGCTCATATTTATCCTGTCTACTATACCAGCCATCAACTGGTATTTGCGACACTACACAATCATTATAGAATTTCAATCCTATCTGTCCGTTGGTCTCAATCAGTGTTCTTTGAACTGGATAATCACGCTGCCACTCCTTAATTTTTTCTGCTATTAAAACTTTTTCGATTTTGTTTCTTGAAAAGCTATCAATTAACCAAACCATCCCGATGGTGTCCGTTGCTGTTAATGTTAGTGCAAAATTATCGCCACCTTTTGCGTTTGATGGGTCGGCAAAGATTATGAAGTTGTGAAGTCCATCAGGTAGTATTGAATCAAAGTGAATGTTTTCAGTAGTGAAAATTTCGCCTGTAATGTCTGCATAATTTCCCTCACACATCACTTGCCACCGCCAGTAATCATAAGAGCCAACCTGAGAGCGCATACCTTTTGCAGTCCACTCCTCAAATAGGGTTGTTTGGTTTTTAGTTAAGAATGGGTTATCCTTCCAAGTTGTTTTTAAGAAATTAGTATCAGTTATCAAATCACTTATCCAAAATTCACGATAAGGATTGAAATCATAGAAGAATTGACCTCTATTGTTGATCCGGAGTTTTTCAACTGTGTCCTGCGAAAACGTGTTGCATTCATTAATATAACGAACATCGCAAGCTCCGAGTGAGTTCGCTATGTCATTTGCATTCGTATTGTCTGCAATATTAATAAATGCTAATTGATTACCTTTATATTTAAATGTTTTTTGTGTTGAATTATTCTTAACTTTGTGAAGTATTGGATTGAAAATGTTCTGAAAATCCGACATCAAACCGAAATTTTGCTGTTTTGGACTTTCGCTAAAACATTGGTATTTCTTAAAATCATTAGTTAAGAAGTCAACTCCGATATGTTGCAGGATAGAAAATGTTTTCCCGGAACGTTTCGAGCCTTGAATGATTATTGTAGGCTCATTTTTAGTTGCTGCAAAGAAATCTCTATATTTTTTTATTACGTTAATTTCCATTACTCAACTATTTTAATAGTTATTTCATTGTCGGATGTCCTGTTATTATTTTGCATTTGCGATAATAATTCTTTTGCTACATTGAACTGTTTCGCTTTAATTGCCTTATTATAAAGTTGAGATATTGATGTTTGATTGAAATTATATTCATAAATTTTTAACGCTTCGTCAACCTCATTGATGTTTTTTCTATATTCAGAAAGTTGAAAACATGAAATCCCTAACTCATCTGTTAACATGTCAATTGTTTGACCTAGTTGTCCAAAGAGTTTTATTTTAGTCAATATGTTTTCATTAAATTCCATGCAGTTAATTTATTTTGCAAAGATAATATATTTTTCTCACTTTGCAACAAATCGTATTTCTGTAGAAAAAAGTAGTAAAAA